CCAAAAAAGCAACTCAGGACGAAGCTGACAAGGGCAACCTGACAGCTATGCAGAAAAAGGCAGAGGACGCCAAAGTGGAGACCGAAAAGGTCAAGGCAGAGCGGTTCAATGACTTGATCGAAGCTCGTTCTGAATCTGTTGCTAAGGATCTTGGAATTGATCTGGCACAACTACCCTACATCAAACTGGACTTTTCAAAGGTAGGCAAGGATGACGCAGGCAAGCCCAAAAAGGACGACATCAAAGCCGTTCTCGAGGCTGCCCTGAAAGCCATGCCAAGCTTGAAAGCCAAAGAACCAGCATTTACGAAAGGCGTCGCGTCTACGAATGGCGGCGGCGCGTTAGGTACGGACGATGCAAGAATGCGAAAAGCGTTCGGCTTGCCCGCAACCAAAAAAGAGAAATGAGGATTTAAGAAATGGCTAATACAATTGATCTGATCACCAAATATACCGGAATGATCGACGAAGTTTATGAAGTCGAGGCCCTTACCACGGATCTTGACAGCGATATGGCCTTTGCTAAAGCGGGCGCAAACGCAAACGAGATCGCTATCCCGACAATGACACTGCAGGGGCTTGCTGACTACGGACGCAATACCGGATATGTCGACAGAACCATGACGTTTGAGTACAACACTGTCACATACAACTTTGATCGTGGCGGCAAATTCTCCGTTGATGCTATGGACGATGAAGAGACACAGGGGATTGCTTTTGGAATGCTCGCAGGAGAATTCGAGAGAACAGAAGTTGTACCCGAAGTTGACGCTTTCCGTTTTGCAAAGTATGCATCTCTTCACGGTCTTGGGCCGGCGGATGTTACCCTTGCTGACGGCGCTGCTGTTATCGCTGCGCTTCGCGTTGCTACAACGCAGATGAACGCGAACAAGATTCCGAAATCCGGAAGAATCCTTTATATTGAGGATTCCCTGTCTGGCTTATGGGAAGATCTTGACTCAACCAAATCCAGAGAGGTCTTGAAAAACTTCTCGAAGATCGTCGCTGTACCGCAGGATCGTTTTTACACGGCCATTGACCAGCTTGACGGCAAAACTGCCGGCGAAGAAGATGGCGGTTATGCCAAAGACGTTGCGGGAAAAGATATCAATTTCATGGTCATCCATCCGAAGTCCGTTCTGCAGTACACAAAGCACAAGGTTTCCCTTGTTGCCGGCGCTGACCAGAACTTCGACGCGGATGCTCTGACATATCGCTATCGTCTGTATGCTCTGTGTGATGCTTACACCAACAAGGTCGCCGGCATCTACCTGAACAACAAGGCAACCTGATCAATCAATGAGTGACCGGGGGTCGAAAGGCTCCCGGCCGTTTAATCGAAAGGAGATATTATGAGACGAGTTGGACTAATACCTGGTGAATCTACAGAGAAGATCGTAAAGATCCCGGTAAAGAAGATCCCGGTAAAGAAGATTGACGGTGAAACAATCGTGGTCGGAGTACATCACGAAGTTTAAGGAGGTCTATCATGGCTTTTGCAATATTGGCGGATTACACCGCTTACCGATCCGGTTCAACGAAGGTCATGACGGACACCGAATTTCCGTTTTACGAGAAACAGGCAGAGTGGGAACTAGGCCGTCAGACCGGCGGTCTTCTTCCATCTGTTACGGTTGCGTCAACGGTCGCCTCGATCATCGTTCTGAACCAGACTTACACGCTGACTTTGGCTGATCTGAAAGGATGTCTTTGCGAGATTGCAGAATATCTGTACACCTACGAAAAGACATTCAATCAGGCATTGGGCGGCTTGCTGACATCGTACTCAAACGATGGTCAATCCGGTACTTTCAACAGTGCCGGAATCACTGACGCTTCAAAGGCGCAGGCAATCCGGGGCATTGCAAAGAAGTACCTGTCCGGAACGATCCTCATGAAAATGGGGGTCAACCTGAGAAGCGGTATCACGTACATCGGAGGTGACTGTTGTGAATCCGAACTATGTTGACACAATCACTATCTGGAACTGCCTCAAGGGCGCGGACAATCCAGCGGGTACGGGCGACGTGTGGTACAAGCGCGAAATAGAAAAGTGTTTTTTTAAGTGTGTAACGCAACAGGTCAACAGTGGGTTTAATTCGCAAATGGCGGGCGCGTACACGTGTAGAATCCCTGCCTCGGTCTTGTATCTTTCTTATGCAAAGTGGGTGGCAAAAGCCGCAAATGTGCGGGCGAACTTCTTTACAATGCACAATGACGATATTGTGATTTTAGACAGCTCTACGGACACCATAACAAACGCATCCCCGAATACTTCGGCACAAATCCTTGCAAAAAACAAGCCAAACGCTTTTAAGGTAACAGCTTGTGCAGACAATTCAAGAGGGATTGATCCGCATTACAGGTTGGGTGGCTGACATGAAGATCGATTTCAAGTTTAACAAATTGGAAAAGACGATCATTGAAGAAACGACGGGCGGCGACAAAACGCTGCTATTCATGGCAAATGAAGCGCGAAAGTTGATGCAGCCGTATGTGCCGGAACTTAATCACATCCTTGTCAAAAACGTTTCTACATATGTTGAAAAGGGTCAAGGGATCATTGAGTACAAATCACCTTATGCGCGGTATCAGTTTGGCGGTAAAGTCATGGTTGGTAATGCGCCTAAATCGGTGACGGACAGAAACCTGCACTATTCCAAACCGACAGCCACATCACACTGGGACAGGGCAATGCTGGTCGCTCGCAAGGCTGATCTGACAAAGGCGGTACAGAACTACATCAAATTGAGAGGGGGCTGATTATGAGCAAGCATGACATCATGAAGGCTTATTTGGAGCCTCAAGTTTTGACCGTATCAACCAACGTCCTGAACTTCAACGCCACAACCGACATCCCTGACACAATGGCTTTTGTTACGCAGTACGCTGACAAATGGGTCAAGAGGTACACCAGAAATGCAGGTGTGAAAGAGTACGGTTTTGCAATCATCATCACAAAAACACATTCGTCTGCTACGGATGACCTAAATCTACTGGCTATGAATATGGCCGATGCTTTCGGGGCATGGATCGACGCGCAGAACACCGCGAAGATATTCCCTGATTTCGGCGTGAAATGTCAGGCCAGAAAAATCGAAAGTCTACAGAACATGGCGAACTTAGCAGAAGTAAATCTCGAAACCTGCACCGCGAGATACATGTTGCAGTGCAAAGTCACATACTACGAGGAGGTATAACATGCTTTTATCCACACTCATGACCGGCATTACGCCGAATCCCGCATTCACCGGATGGTCAACCAATGACGATATGGTGCTTGCTATTGATCTGGACCCGACAGCGGTCATCCCGACAGCGGTCACGGCTTATGCTGTGGTCGAAATCGGTATCAGCGGACTGGATGCACAGCTCAATCCCATTATGTCGGAGAAGAATTACATCCGCGCCGGTCAGTCGTCTATCAAGACGGGCAACCAGCGGACGTTCAAGCCCGCAGGAGATCGCTACATCGGCGACGCGGCACAGGACTACATGCTCAACTTCTTGCGCGCACAGGGTAAGGGGAACGCCTGTATCACAAACTATGTCTATTTCAACATGCTTACGGGCGTGGGCGAAACTGGACAGGTGTCTATTGTTGTCAACTCCGAGGGCGGCGGCGCTGCCGGAGAGAGTTCTGCATTTGATATCGATCTGAAAAAGGTCGGTTCTTCTCCTGCTACATATTCGTATGTTGCCGGTGCGTATTCCGCAGTTGCTCTTTCGACAATCGTTCCTGCCGACGGTGCTCCGTCCATTGCTATTGATGCTTCCATTGTCATCACGTTCAACAATGCCATTGCTGAAAATGCGATCGCCCTGTTTGACGGTACAACTGGGAATGTTGTTGCTTGCACTGCCGCATGGGATGCAACGAAGAAGATCATCACCATTACACCCGCTGCTGATCTGACTGCCGCAACATCTTATATCGTATCGGTTGCCGGAGTCGTTGACGTGTACGGTCAGGCTCTTGCTACGGTCGGAAAGAACTTCACTACCGCTTAATCCAGGACGATCAAAACGGGCGGGGTCGAAAGGCCCCGCTTTCCTTTAAGGAGTAACGGTCATGAAATCGGGAGCGTATAAAGAGAATATTAAATTGGATAATTTCAAAATGTCTATTGCAAAAGTAGATTTATCGGGAACACCAGGAATTCAATATAAATGGATGGACAATCAAAATAAACCAGTAGCTGAATTTACAAGCTTTGACTGGTGGGATGGAAAAAATATAGAGAATCTCAGAGTGAATGATAACTATAAGAAACAAGGATTATCTTATCAGATATTAGATTATGCAACAAAAACAATAGGCTGTAAATTTTTAGCCGTAAACAAAGATAATGAAGTAGCAAAGCATGTTTATGATAAATATGGATTTATCGTTTCAGAGGAAGATACAAATAAATATTACATGAAACTTAAAATAAGGAGAAAATTTTTATGACTATGAAAATTAACGAAGTTGACTTTGAATTTGATATTTTCGACATTGACCAGTCTGAAGCATATGAAAAAGCTATTGAGAATTTCGATCTGGAAGAAAAGGCACTTATTGAAGCAAAGGCAACGGAAAAGATGTCCGCAATGAATCGCTTCATGATCAGCATGTTCCGTACGTTCTTCAAGACAGCTACAGGGGTTGACGTTTTGGCTACTTGCAAAAACTCCAATGCCGCATCAGAGGCATATTACGACTTTATTACAGCGGTCGGAAAACAGAAATCATATGTCGTGGAGAAGTATGATCCTAAACGGGTGAGATAAATGAACATTCTGCTTGATGCACTTCCGGAATCGGTCGAGATAGACGGTGCTGACTACCCTGTCAATTGGGGGTATCGAACATTTATTCTTATTGAGATCTGCATATTTGACACAAAGATATCCGACAATGTACGGCTTGCAACCGCAATGAATTACTTTTATGTCGACGTTCCTCCGGATCCCTCACAGGCATTCGAAAAAATGATGTGGTTTTATCGCGGCGGAGTCGAGGAAAAGAAAACAAAGAGTAAGGGGTTGAATGCAAAGCGTTGCTATTGTTTTGAGCAGGACGCGGCTTATATCTATTCAGCATTCAAAACGCAGTACAATCTTGATCTGAATGAACTGTTCAGCAAGGACCTGCATTGGTGGAAATTTAAAGCCTTGTTCGAATCCCTTGATGATGAATTGAAAATGTCAAAGATCATGGGCTATCGACTCACGAACACAACCGGCATGGATAAAGGTCAAAAGAAGTTTTACAACGAAATGAAAAGTCAGTATGCGTTGGATGTTGAAACGAACGTCGACAGTAAAATGGCATTGGCAAAACGAAACGCGGATATGCAGAAATATGTCAGCAGAAGAGCAAGCGAGGTCAACAGTGGACAAATATAGAGCAATTACACCGGAAGAACTTGATATCCTCTCTGGGTCTGTTGGAATTGAAATGGATGACATAAAAGACTGTGCGTCTCAACTCATGGAATACGGGCACGGTCACAGGGTTAAGTGTCCGCACTGTGGGTATGATATGCCGATATGGTATGACGATACAGGTCAGAGCAAAGGGCTTTTTGTCCGATGCAAAGGGAAGAAGTGCAAAAAGGAATTCGAAATCAAAATCAAGTAGTGCCGTTGTGCCGATGATTTTATCACATAAAAGGTGGTGAGCGCATTGAACGACGGTACTATCAAGATAGGAACCGAACTAGACCAGACCGGTATGAAAAAGGGTCTGGACGGCTTAGGCGGGTACGCTCAAAAAGGATTCGGGGTAATTGGTAAGGCCGCGCAGGTCATGGGCGGGGTCGCTGT